CTATTGGATATAGGGTGCAACGACGGTACTCTTTTGAGCCTTTATAAGCAGGAAAGCATCTACAAAGTAGGGTTTGACCCTGCTCTCAACTTGAAGAAGCCAGAAATAGATGTATTTATAAATGATTACTTCTCTTACGATAAGTGGTCTTATACACTGTTACCTACCAAATTTGCTAAAGTAGTGACAGCTATTGCGATGTTCTATGACCTTCCAGACCCGCATCAGTTTGTTCAGGATGTAGCAGACATACTCCACGAAGACGGCATTTTTGTAGTTCAGTTCACAGACCTGCTTTCTATGTATAAGGCGACTGCTTTCGATAACATCTGCCACGAACATCTAGAGTACTATAAGCTTGTGGACGTGAAGATGCTCTTAGAAGCTCACGGGTTGGAAGTGATTGATGCTTCTTACAACGATGTGAACGGTGGGAGTTTGAGAGTGGTAGCGGCTCATGCAGGACGCTATCCTGTATCAAAAGATGTACAGAAGAAGCTAAACCACGAAGACAGATACATGGAGCTTTATGGTCTTCGTTACTTCAAGGAAAGAATAGAACACGTAAAGACACAAATCTATAATTTCCTAACGCTAGCCAAGCAGTTGAAGGTGAGAGTTTTCCTTCTCGGTGCTAGTACGAAGGGTAACACTTTACTTCAAGTCTGCAACGTCACGGGAGATTTAGTACCCTACGCCGCTGAGGTCAACCCTGAAAAGTTTGGACTGTATACCGCTGGTACTAACATTGAAATCATCTCAGAAGACGAAGCCCTAGAGATGAATCCGGAGTTTTTCTTCGTACCGATTTGGCACTTCAAGCAGAACATCCTCAGCAACACTAAGATAAAGAAGTATCTTGAAGAGGGCGGAAGAGTGGTATTTCCTTTACCATTGTTTGAGTTTGCAGATAAGGATGGGCTACATGACAAGTGGTAGAACCAAGACAATCGGGGAACTGATTGACAGTCTAATCACCACAGACCTACGCTGCTGGATGGCTCAGGAAGACATCATGAATGAAAGCCTTTCCACAGAGAAGAGATTAGAGGCGGCAATCAGGGCGCAGGAGCAGAACGCCAAGCGTAGTCAGTTGATTGCGGCTATCAACGAAGTGTTCGGTGAAACAGGATTCACAGGAACCAAAACGTATACGTACTTCAAGAAAGAGGAATAGGAAATGGGAAGCTATACTTTAAGCGAGAGATTTTGGAACTGGGTGGCACTTCACTTACCCAGAAAATTAGTTTATTTTGCGGGTATAAGACTATGGGTTCACGGAACTGGGGGAGAGTACGAGAACACAGATGTTACGGGTCTACTCATGGTAGACGCTCTAAAGAGATGGGATAAAGGATGAAGAAGGCATTAATATTCGGAATTACAGGACAGGACGGAAGCTACCTATCAGAGCTTCTTTTAGAAAAAGGCTATGAAGTACACGGAGTAATGAGACGTTCTAGCTCTTTTAATACAGGGAGAATCGACCATATCTTTGACAAGGTTCATCTTCACTACGGGGACTTAGCCGACTCCCTTTCCATTGTAAAATTAGTACATGACATAAACCCAGACGAGATTTATAATCTAGCGGCTATGAGTCATGTGAAGGTCTCCTTTGACATTCCTAAGTACAGTCGAGATGTCGTAGCACTAGGAGCTTTAGAAATCTTCGAGGCGTGTCATATCTTAGGCAGCAAGGCTAAGATTTATAACGCCTCAAGTTCGGAAATGTTCGGGGCTACTCCCCCACCGCAGAGTGAGACAAGTCCATTCAATCCAAGAAGTCCTTATGCGGCGGCTAAGCTTTACTCATATCACATGGCTAACAACTACAGAGATGGCTATGGGATGTTTATTTGTAACGGCATACTTTTCAATCACGAGTCTCCCCGCAGAGGCGAGACATTCGTTACAAGAAAGATTACTAGAGCTTTGGGGAGAATAGCTATGGGAGTTCAAAAAGAGCTACGACTGGGAAACCTAGATGCCAAGAGAGATTGGGGACATGCTAAAGACTACGTTAGAGCAATGTGGGAGATGCTTCAAATGGAAAAGCCTGATAACTACGTAGTAGCCACCGGAGAAAGTCACTCCATAAGAGAGTTCTTAGACATTTCCTTCGGTATAATAGGTTTGAACTGGAAGGATTATGTAGTCGTAGACCCCAATTATTTTAGACCCACAGAAGTAGAAAGCCTATTAGGAGACCCGTCAAAAATCAAGTCTCTAGGTTGGAGAAACGACTACTCCTTTAAAGACTTAGTACATGAGATGGTAGCTTATGATTACGTACTAGCGGCACAAGAAAATAATGAAAATCCTGTTCGTCAACCATAAACAGCAGCAATGTGGAGTATATCAATTCGGTAAAAGGTTTTACGACTTAGCCAAGCAGACGGGAAGAGTAATTTATCATTATGTGGAGACAGAAGATAAGGCTGAGTTTGAAAAAGAGTTCAGATGGATGCACCCGGACATTGTAGTATATAACTGGTATCCGGTTACGATGCCTTGGTTATCAGAAGACATGGTAACTAAGAGACCTTACTTCAAACATTACTTCATCTTTCATGATGGCTTTGTCAGACAGAACTTCGATAAGTACCTATTCTCCGGGGCTGAGGGAAAAGACATCAGCTTCCCTAAAGAGAAGACAGCCATACTTCCCAGACCTCTGTTCAAATACGACGGAGATTATCCTGTAAATCCAGTTCCTACTTTCGGTAGCTTTGGATTTGGAGGATGGCAGAAGGGGTTTACCAGACTGGTGGAGATAGTGAACAGAGAGTACAGCGAAGCGGTTATAAATATCCAAATGCCTTTCGCCTACTTCGGAGATAGACTAGGCAAGGAAACCAGAAAGATAGCGGCAGAGTGCATAAGACTAAACACCAATCCCGGGATTAAGCTGAACATAGACCACAAGTTTCTATCTAATGATGATACTCTAGCCTTCCTAGCCAAGAACGATATAAACGTTTTCCTGTATAAGTCAGCCAACCAAGGATTGAGTAGTGTAGTGGATTACGCCCTTTCGGTCAAGAGACCAATTGCGTTGACCAATGACAGCATGTTCAAGCATGTCTACAAACCAGAATTAGATATAGAAACTCACACACTAGAGGAACTAATAAAACAAGGAACAGAGCCTCTCGAAGAGTTCTACGAAAAGTGGAAACCAGAGAAGTTCTCAGAGGAAATGGATAAGGTATATGAACAAGAACAGAGTACTTACTGATATAGACCGTACAGCCCTGGCTCCTGTGATTCAATCAATGTGGGAGCTGTGTCCTGATATGATGTCTAGGAAGATAACAGAAGCAAATGTTCAACAAGCTTTTGTATTCAATTATGTTAGAACACTCATGAGGTACAAGAAGGATGCTACAGTACTCAGCGTAGGATGCTTCGAGGATACAGCCTACGAATCTCTAAAGAACGAGGGTCATGAGGTAATTGGAATCGACCCAGAACATGACTACGATTTGCACACTTTCGCAAGCAATGTTAGCTCCAAGTTCGACATTGTATTTGCTACATCAGTGATTGAACATGTTAGGGATGATGAAGAGTTCCTAGCTGATATGTGCAAGCTGCTAAATCCGGGTGGATATGGAATTCTCACTACGGACTTCAAGGACGACTACAAGTTTGGAGACCCTCTGCCCTACAGCGATAAGAGATTCTATACTAAATACGACTTGGAATTTAGGCTTAGAAATATACTCAAAGACAACGATTGTGACCTAGTAGACGAGCCGGATTGGAGTGGCAAAGATAACTTCGTATATCAGGGACATCACTATTCCTTCGCAACCTTCGTATTCAGAAAGAACCCAGATGTATAATCAAGTCCTCTTTTACAATCACTTCGGAGCGGGGGACATTTTTGAAAGTAGAGAGTTTGTAAAAGAATGGATGCGACTGGTACCCGCTAATAGTTATCACTATTCTCACGGTAAAAATCCAAGGATACTATTAGACATTCCCGAACTAAAGTTCAAGGAAGTTACGGAACACATGAACCCTATGAATGGGGTGTGGGACGATGGACATGCTAATCTTTATGTCAATACTTGGATAGGCAGAGACGGTAGGTACGTGCTTCCGGGGATAGGATGTACGGTAGAGAAGCTCTACAAGATGCACAACGATATGCTGGCAGTATACGGTTTAGGAGTGCTTTCTGGGGAACCAGTAGATTACATTCCAGATATAGATTACAAGGTCTACTACATAAAAGAACTAAAGAAGCTAATCAAAGAACTATCAGGAAGGAAAGTCCTTATAGATAACGGATTAGTTCAATCCAATCAAGCACAGAACTTTGAGTTCAATCCCATTATTCAAGAGGTTGCTAACTCTCATAAAGACATCAGCTTCTTTCTTACACAGGGTTGTAGCTGGGAGATGGAAAATGTTTACCACATTTCCAAGTACACTAATCAAGTAGGATTTGATTTGAATGAGGTATCCTACGTGAGTACTTTCTGTGACACGCTAATAGGAAGAAATTCCGGGCCTCATGTCTACACTCAGGTAAAGAAGAACGTAATGGACGCAGAGAAGAAACTATTGTCCTTTACTTACCAACACTCTGGGTCAAGTTTTGTGGTTAATACCAATGTAAAAATAAGAAAAGAATGGTCTCCGGCTACAGATAAGAACGGAGTAATTCAGGAGATAGAAAGGATATTAGGATGAGCAAAAACCTATTTGCATTTGTAACATTTGGAAATCTAGCCTTCTCTCAATTGGCTATCAAAAGCCTGAGAGAGACTGTAAAAAACGAGTACGATATTTTCTCAGTAGTAGGCAAGCCGGGGGATTGGGCTACTAAAGAGTGGCTGACGAAAGAGAACATTCCCCACATCATGCACACAGAGAACATGGGATTTCCCTACAGCCTGAACGACATCTACGACTATGCGTGGAAAGACCATGACTATGACAATCTAATCATCTTCGGAAACGACATCGTGTTCTACCCCTACGCAGGAGACGCCCTAATTGACCTAGCTAATAGCTCAGAGTACGAAGTAATTAGTGCCTTGCAGTACGATGTGAAAGACCTGATAGGAGAGCATCCTGAGGTAGAGAGCCAGTTCAGGGGAGGGAACTACAATATTGACGACTTCTCCGGGGAGCCTTGGAAGAAGTTCACACACTACTCACCTGTAAATCAAATAGCAGACATGCAACTATACGACATTCAAAACCTATGTCTGTACAAGAGGTCAGCTTTTGATAAGGTGGGATACACAGATGTCAATTTCTATCCCGCTTATTTCGTAGACAACGACTACGCTAGAAGATTAGTACTCTCAGGAATCAAGTGCTGTTCCCTAGTAAACGCTAGGTTCTTCCACTTCTGGTCGAGAACAATTCATCAGGAAAGTGGCGGAAGCAATTCCAAGTACTTCAAGAATAATCAAGATTTCTACAGAAGAAAGTGGGGCGGAGATTTTGGTAAAGAGACACATCATCCTCAGATAAAGATTGACAGTCGAGAGGGTGAAGTAGAGACAGTGAGACGCTGGAGAAGCAGATAACTAATGGCTATTGCAGAAAAGCCCTCCCACCAGGATTTGATAGTTTACGAGATACTAAAACATCCTGTGCTGGGACCAGAATTTATACACAACATAGACTTAGACCCAAGATACGACAGACCTTTCGAGTATGTATGGTATCAGAAGGAAATTCTATGTGACTTCAACCCAAAGGTATCTATGGCTACTGCTCGTGCTGTTGGTAAAACAGTTACTCAGTACTCGATGCTCCTTTGGGCTTTAGTGTATAAGCTTTTCCCTGACGATTATCTTTTGTACACCGTGCCTTCCAAGGTGCATCTAGAGCCGGTCTTTACCAACTTGGTTCGTATGTTCAAGATGAATTCCTTTCTAAAGAACTTCATTGATGGCAAGTCAGGTGTAAACTCCTCAGAATTTAAAATAACATTGAAGAACGGTGCTGTGCTTTTGTGCCGTATCGCCGGTCAGTCAGGAACGGGTTCTAACCTTATCGGTTTGCACACACCTTGGATTGAAGTAGACGAAGCAGGGTACTTCCCTCACAATGCGTTTCAGGAAATGCAGCCATCTCTGAACGTGTGGACACCTGGATATAGGGAGATTGTTTCCGGAGTTCCTACGGGGCTTAGAGAGAACAACGTTCTGTATCAGGTAGACCAATAACTAGAGACCTACACCAAGCACAGGATTTCAGCCTTCGACAATCCCAGACTTACTGAGATAGACTTTGAAAGAGCTAAAGAGCAGTACGGTGGAGATAACACAGAAGACTATACTCACTACGTACTTGGTCAGCACGGCAAGCCAATCTTCGCTCTGTTCGATAGAAATCTTCTAAAGATAGATACCTATCCTGTATACCAGCTTAGCATAGACGGCATTAAGGAAGAAGCCAGTAAGAGTGATATGACAGACATTTTCACCAAACTATCCTCCTTCCCAGCCGTCCCAGATAACTACGGTATAGTATTTGGAATAGACTTGGGATACACAGAACCTACGGCTATTATTATCCTATACGTAGACAGCAAAGAAAGATTGAAGTTTCACGGAAGAATAAGACTTACAAAAATCAGCTACCACATCCAAGAGAAAATTATAGATATGCTTGACTCCAAGTACAAACCGTCTCTCATTGGAGTGGATAAAGGAAACGCTGGCATAGGATTAATTCAAAACATGCAGGAGCATACCGACTACCTGCATAAGAATTACAAGGAAAGAATGTATCCGGTAGACTTCTCTGCATGGATACCAATCGGTATAAATGCAGATGGTGAGGAGAATAAGGTTAAATCTAAACCCTTCTTTGTATCAGTTCTACAGGAGAAATCCAACAACCATCAGATTGTATACTCAAGCACCGACCCTGATATGATTACCGAGTTGGAGAGAATGACGTATACTAAAAACCCAAACGGAGATATTTCCTATAAGACCCTGACTGAAAGGGGAGGAAAGAGAGGAGAAGACCACTTCACTTCCGCTCTGCTTTGTGGAGTAGGTGCATATCACATGATTAATGAGTTCGTGAACGCTGCACCTAAAATCAAACTAATAAGGGCAATATGGGTTTAAAAAATGGAAACTATAGATAAGAAAGCTGAAATGAATCCTAAGCCAAAGAACGTAGCCGTAGCTGAGCTTATGGACAGAAATTCCTAAGTTCAAGACCACATCTAGGATTTTTGAGGATTATGTAAAGACCGTACAGCATTGTAAGTTCTTCTACAAGACCGAGCCTCTGGTCTCCACAGTAATTGACAAGTTGGTGGAAATCGGAATCAACGACCTTACGTTCTCAAGAAATAAGCTGTCCGAGAATGAATACAGAGTGTTCTTGGCTATCAAACCTAAGCTTTTGGAATTTGCTGAGCAGATGGCTACAGAGTTCCTGCTTTCAGGATTGGTGGTTCCAGAGGTAAGTTATTCCGCAGTTGATAAAGATTTCATCTTCTCACTGGGAGTAAAGAAGTACTCAAGGCTTGAGCTTCCGGATTCAATGTGGGTGAGAGACCCCACTACAATTAAAATTTACACATCTATGATTGGGGACAAGCCATCATATTTCGTAAAGATACCAGAAAGTTTTATTTCCTTCATCAACAACAAGGGTGTATATCCAGATGGTAAGGAAGATAAAGAACTATACGAACTTCTCATAAAGAACTACAAAGACTTCGTAAAAGAAGTTCAAAAAGGTAACAGGGAAATCCTGCTACAAAACGACCACATCATCCGTAGAAAATATCTATCGGATAACCAGTACCCAATCCCCTACATTAGCTCCTCACTGGAAGCTTTGCATCACAAGAGAAAACTACGCAGAATGGATTACTCTATCGTTGATAAAGTAATCAGCGCAATCATGCACGTAAAGCTCGGAAGCGATGACTTTCCTATCACGGAATCAGACCAGGATTTGGGCTATGTAGAAGACATCAGAAACCAGCTAAGAATGAGAGGCACAAGCTCTCAGGTCTTGGAAAGAATTTTCCAGCTAATTACCAGCCACACGGTTGAAATCAACTGGATTTTCCCAGACACAACAGCCCTTCTAGATGTAAACAAATACAACGACATCAATCAAGAAATTTTATTCGGACTAGGTTTCCCTAGAGTTCTGATTACTGGAGAGGCTCAGAAATCTGGAACCTCAGATTCCGAAATCGCTACACTGTCGCCGTTGAAAACTGCTGAAAGTTTCAGAACCAAAATTCTGGAAGTACTAAAGAATGTATGTATGGAGATTTCAAAGCGGAACGGATTTACAAGCGTTCCCACAGTAGCCTTCAAGTCCATCAACTTACACAAGTTCCAGGACTATTTGAATGGGCTAGTTCAGCTATACAATTCAGCAGCTCTAAGCAGAACTACAATGGCAGAAGAGTTTGGCTACGACTTCATGGCGGAAGTTGAATTGCTTGCGAAAGAGAAGGAAGCTCTAGAAGAAAACGGACTACAAGAGTTTGGAGCAACACCAAACAGCCGTAATCCTCTACTAACAGATGGACAAGACCCTAGCAAACAGCCAAATAGAGACGGTGAAAGCAAAACCCAGACCGAGAAAAAGCCCACAAAGCCTAAGAAACCGGCTGGAGGAGAGTAAAAATGGCGTCAAAACTAGCTAAAATAGGCGCAAAATTGCAGAATATGGTATACTTAGTAGAGAATGATGAAGCGAAACAGGAATTGGGGGCAGCTTTTGCTTCATTAGTGCTAAATCCTACGGTAAGTTGGGCTAAGTTTATCCTAACCGACGATAGAATGAACGGCAACGGTCAGAGAATTCCTAAAGAAGAGTTTGCCAACCTAATTAACACCGGCGTACACATGCCTGTGAAGATGGCTTTGGGGGAAATTGCACCGGGTCACGATGATTCTAAACCTCTTGGAGTAATAACTCACCTAAAAGAGATTGAGACAGAAGACGGTTCATCCGCAATCGTGGCTTTGGCGGCTCTCTGGGGAGAAGAAAGACCTGCTGACGTGGCGTTTATCAAGGAAAGACATGCCAAGAACCAACCCGTAGATGTATCTTGGGAAATTCTCTATGAGAATGAGGTATTCAACGAAGCTCTAGGAAGCATAGATTTAATATCTACCGCTCTCCGTGCGGCTACAGTAGTAGGAAATCCTGCCTATAAAGGTAGAACCCCCTTCTTAGCAATCTCTTCAAAGACTGCTAGATCGGATGAAAGTGCAACTGTTACCGAAGAGGTTCATGAAGATATTACGGAGGAAACGACAGTGGAAAAAGAATTACAGGAGAAGTTGGATGCGGCTCTTGCAGAGATTACTGATTTGAAGGCTAAGCTTTCAGAGAAGGAAACTGCTATTGCTGAACTAGCTACTCAGAAAACAACATTGGAAGAAGAGATTGCACCTTTGAAGGAATTCAAGGAAAAGGCTGACGCTGAGCTAGCGAAGGCTGAGAAGCTCACTTCCATCAAGAAGAAGTTTGAAGAAGCCAAACTAGACAAAGACGAGAAGTACTTCGAGACTAACGAAGAAACCCTTTTCGCTATGTCAGAAGCTCAGCTCGACTTCATGGTTCAGGAGCTAAAAGCTTTTGCATCAGTAAGAACTTCTCAGGCTTCTAATGAAGAAGACGACAAAACAGAAATTCCTGCGCTACATAGCGAGAATAACGGAGAGCAACCTTCTGTATCAGAACTAGCTCAGTTCCTACGCTCACGCAACGGGAAGAAATAATTGGAGGATATGACAAATGGAGATTAATCGTTTTGAAGACGTTATAGGTGTGCGTGTTACAGAGGACATCGTAGAGGGACGTTTCGTCGTTCTTACAGCGCACAACCTAGGCGGAGATTTCATTAACGTAGATGCTGATGTTCCTGGAGCGAAGTTACCAGATACAGCGGAAGAGGCTAAGAGAGCTAGATTCTGCTTGACATTTGCGGTAGACAACAGACCTACCCCAATTGTGGACTGGCCCCAGACTGCATTCGATTTCCGCGGTGGTTGGGTTAACGCACAAGCTGGCCCACTAACCGGGCTAAAGATGTGGTTGACACATCCTGGAAATCAGGAAAATCAGACAGTTCCTTCTGGCTACAAGGCTCTTGCTTTTGGTCAGGGAACTTACACGATTCCTTCCGGACAGTACATCTACAATGCGAACCTAAGAACTCCCGGCGCAGCAGTTATGATTGCTGATGCAACTACGGACGGAGCAGGTTCAGCCGGAAAGCCAAAGTACCAGGCAACACTAGCCCTAGGCTATGTTGGCTTTGTACAGGTCTACGACGAAACAACTGGCGCTTTGACAATTAGAATCGAAGGCTAAGATTTTTGGAGGATATTTAAAAATGGACGAGAAGAAATTTAAGGAAGCCGTAGCGTCCCTACTCAAGGAAGGTAGACGTGAGGCTTTGGCTCAACTTATCATTGAATATGTTCAGCCACAACACCTTACAAATGACTTTGTAAGTCTTTTGCTAGGCTCTCGTTCTTTGAATGTCGGAGACGTGCTTGTAAAGAAAGTACGCAAAGGCATCAAAGTTCGTACTCTAGTTCCTGGTGCTATGCACTTAGCTAGTGAACTAACAGTCAGTGACCGTATCAACTACGTGTTGGACGGTGCTGATGTGAAAGTTACCTACAACGAGTGGGAATTGGCATCTGGGGAATTGGGAAGCGTAGAAGAGATTCGTGCAGAAATGTCTGCAAAACTTCGTGACTACTACTTGGGTAAGGTATTCACAGCACTATCAACAATTTGGAACTCAACAAATACACCTAACAACTACACAGCAGTTGGCGGGCCACTAACAGCGACAGCATTGGAAAATGCTATTGACCAAATCAACGAGACAACTTCCGGCGTAAAGGCTGTGGTTGGTACCCGTGCAGCTCTAGCTCCAATCACAAAGTTTGGTGCGTTCTGGAGTGATGGTTCAAACATTCGTGAAATCATGCAGACGGGATTCCTAGGTCGTTACTACGGCGCAAGAATTATCGCTCTAGACCAGATTTACGATAACCCAATGGACTACAACGCTTTGCTACCAACCGACAAGATTCTTGTTGTAGGTGAGGGCGTAGGCGAGTTCATTACTTACGGAGACGTAAAGAGCAAGGAATGGTCTGATATGAGACCAACACCACCACAGTGGTACTTGGAAATCTATCAGCAGTTCGGTATGATTATTGATCGTGCCGACGGCATCTTCGTTCTCGACGTAGCCTAGTAGACAATAGAACAGGGAGTAGCGTAAAAAACTACTCCCTTTTTATAGTAGGAGAGGATGCAATGACAGTCTCAGGTCAGAATTTTGAAATGTACGTGGGCGACTCTAAGGAAATCTATATCACAGTAACAGACGAAGAGACTGGATTGCCCTTGAACTTGTCTCCCTACGTAGCAAATTCGGGCATCGCGTGGGTTGTTTACAGACCTACAACCAAGGAGATTGTTCTCTCTAAGTTATTCGGGGCAGGAGTAGAAGCAGTTATTCCCTACTCAAATGGGGTAATAAAGATAACTTTGAATCCTTCGGATACGGAGAACATCATACCTAATACTTACAATCATGAATGTGAAATTTCCAGTAGCCTAACTAACGTGGCTACTGTTACTGTGGGAACTATAAAGTTCTTATACAGCAGAGCATAGAGGAGTCTATATAACATGGAAGGTAGAATTTCAATGGGTGGGAGTCTTTCAGCGAAGGTTATTCGTGGAAAAACTGCCCCTCTTTCTTGGAAGCTTTCAAATGCCCTTCGGGACAGGGGAGCTTATATCAGAGGTCTTATCGCCGTTACGGTGGCTAAGGCTATGGCTCGTTCATTCGGGCTAATGACAGCCTACGGAGAACTAAGCGCAGTTCTAGTAAAGGCAAATGGCGAGACAGTAAATTATGGCGTACTTTCACGCAGAGTAGTTACTACAGCTTTCGTAAACTTCGTAGTAGACCAGCTACAGACCGAAACTTCTGTATTTGGTGACTACAAGTTCCATGATAGCGGCGTAGGTACTACAGCAGAGAACATCACAGATACAGCAATGGAAACAACCGATGGTGAATCCAGAGCTACTGGTACTCAGACAGA